GGAAGCGTTCCGTCAGACGGGGATAACGACGAAGACGCTCCGCACATGTTTCTGGAGCAGCATCGTTACATCGATCTGGACGAGGACGGCTACAAGGAGCCGTACATCGTCACGGTTCACAAGGATTCCTGTCAAGTCGTTCGCATCGTGGCCAATTTCACGATGGATTCGGTCAAGGACAATGGCAATAAGATTGTCCGGATTGAGAAGGATCAGTATTTCGTCAAATACTCGTTCATCCCTGATCCGAAGGGCGGATTTTACGATATCGGGTTCGGAAGACTGCTCGAAAGCCTTGGCGAGACGATCGATACCACGATCAACCAGATGCTGGACGCTGGCCACCTTCAGAACGCGGGCGGCGGGTTCATCGGAACGGGCATCCGCCTGAAGAAGGGCGGCACGATTAGGCTTTCGCCGGGTAAGTATGAGCAGGTCGAGACAACTGGCATCCTGAAAGATCAGGTGCTGCCGCATCAGTTCCAGGGGCCGAGCCCGGTCCTGTTCAACCTCTTGGGAATGATGGTCGAGGCGGCAAAGGACATCACAGCGGTCAAAGATATCTTGACTGGCGACACGGGCGGCCAGACACAGACCGCGACGACCACGCTAGCGATGATCGAACAGGGCCTGAAGGTCTTCACGGCGATCTACAAGCGCATATACCGATCGCTGAAGCACGAGTTCAAGCTGCTGTTTCAGCTCAATGCCCGTCACATCAACGAGAAGGAATACTTTACCTTTAACGATGAGCAGGAAGTGGTCCAGAAGTCGGACTATGACGCAGCGTCGATGGACATCTGCCCAGTGGCTGACCCGAAGATGGTCACGGACATGCAGCGCATGACGCATGCACAGCTATTGATGCAGATCGCCGAGCATCCTGCTTTTGGTCCTATCCAGAACCCACAGGAAGCCCTGCGGCGCATTTACGAAGCGGCTGGGACGGAAGAGCCGGACAAGCTGATCGTCAAGCAGCAAGGTCCGGCGCCGGGTGAGGTGGCACAGCTTGAGGAAATCCAGTCCAAGACGGCGAAGAACATGGCCGGCGCGCAGAAGGATGCAGCGTTGGCTGACAAGGCTACGGCTGAGACGTCGCTATTGCCGAGATCGGCTGATGCTGACGTGACCAAGACGCTATCTGACGCGCAAAAGACCATGATGGATACGAAACTGGCCCCGGCTGACCGTTTGCATGAGATGCAGCGGGACGAGATGGAGGCCGCCCAACGCGACAAGGACCGAGAGCAGGCCAAGGTTGAGAAGGCCGAGAAGAAGGCATCTGAAGCGGCGTAATTGGCGGCACCTGCCAGCCGGTCATGAACGGCAAGTGGTGCGGAGGTCTCTTTAGGCGCGGGCGGCAATCCGAGCTTATCGAGTGCGAGCGGCAGCCGGTGCAGATTAGGCCGCACTACATTTGGAGAACAGATGATCGACCGCGAGATGTTCGAGGAATGGCTCGCCCATCCCGTCACCGAACACGTCCTCAAGCGCGTCGGCGAACTGGCTGAACAGAACAAGCAGAAATGGATCGATCGTTCGTGGGGGCAGGGCATCTGCGAACCCATGGAACTGATCGACCTGAAGGCGCGGGCAGAAGCCGCGAAAGACCTGAGCGAACTGACATGGAGCGATATTGATGACGAACCAGAGCGGGATATTTCCGACCGAGTACAAGGCACTCGTGAAACCAATCAAGGTTGACGAGAAGACCAAGGGCGGGATCATCCTGCCTGACGAGACGAAAGAGCGCGATCAGTTCGCCCAAATGCAGGGCGTTCTAGTGGCCGTTTCTCCGCTGGCGTTCACATACGCCGATGAGAAGGAATGGGGGCTCGGGAGCAAGCCCAAGCCCGGCGACAAGGTGATGTTTGCGAAGTATGCCGGCGCTGCCGTGAAGGGCAGGGACGGTGCGGACTACCGCATCATCAACGACAAGGACATCTCGGCGGTGCTGGCATGAGCGATCAGATCCAGAGAGTTGCTCGCGCAATGTGGGAGAAGCGCCGGGAATTGGCGCTGAGGTCCGACATCATCCTCGAAGAGTGGGGTGACGGAACGATACCAAAGGCCAACGGCATCCATGAAGAAGCCGCTGCCGCCATTGCTGCAATGCGAGAATCCGATCATGAGTGATACTGACACCGAATCCCAGCTGGAGCAGTTTGTAGACGACTCCGCCCCCGAGGATGTCGAGAAGGCCCAACAGATCGGCTGGAAAAACCCGAAGGACTGGAAAGGCACGCCTCCCAAGAACGGGTTCGTCAAGGCCAAGGAATACCTGGAGCGCGCGGAAACCGTCATTCCGATCATGCGCTCGGAAAACAAGAAGCTGAAGGACGAACTCGCGGAATCCCGCAATGAGCTTAAGTCCTTCAAGGACGAAATGAAGGTCACCGTCGCCAACATGGCGAAGATGTCCAAGGTTGCGCTGGACCGCCAGCGAAACCAGTTGGAAGACAAGTATTCCGTGGCGATCGATGCCGCGACCGAGGTTGGCGACAAGGAGCAGGTTCGCAAGCTCCGTGAAGCCGAGCGAAAGGACCTCAAGGAATTCGATGAGGTTGCCGAAGCCGCGACCGAAAAGAAGATCGAAGAGGGCAAGAAGGACGTAAACGGCGCGCTCCCCAAGGACGTTCAGGACGACATCGGGGAATGGCTGGCTGAGAATCGCTGGTATGCCGCAGACGAGGAGATGCAGGCCATTGCCAATCTCCGCGACGGCAAGCTGATGAAGGACAAGCCCGGACTTACGACCAAGGAACGGTTGGCAGAGGTGCGCAAGCACGTTGCCAAGCTCTTTCCGGACAAGTTCAAGGCAGAGGACGATCCCAATGAACAAGGCGAGGATGAAAAGCCAGCGCGCGGCTCGCGGGTTGAGGGCGGCTCTCGCGTGGCTGGGGGAGGTGGCGGGTCAAGGTTCTCCAAGCTGCCGGCCGACGCCAAGGCCCAGGCCGACAAGTTCATCAAGGAAGACGGGCTTTTCCTCGAAAAAGGGGAAGACGCCGTGAAGGACCTGGCCAAGGCGCGTGAACGGTACGCAGCCGACTATCTTGGAGAAGACAAATGAGCGACACAGATATTCCACATCGCGGCCCGGGCCGTCCCCGCCGCACCGAAGAAGTCCAGATCCAGCGCCGTCGGCGCGCCGACAGTGGCGCAGCTGCGGGCTTGAAGCTCCATGTCCCCGAGGACATGAAGGACAAGAATTTCGAATATCGTTGGGTCAACGACAAGCCAGGCCGCATTCACCAGCTTACTGTTCAAGATGATTGGGACATCGTGTCAACGGATCGCCCCGATCAGCTTACGGCTGCCGCAGATGGCAGCGTGATGAGACGAGCCGTTGACAAAAGCACCGGAGACAATGCCGTCCTTCTGAAGAAACCGAAGGAATACTACGAGGCCGATCAGCGAGAGAAACAGCGGCCCGTTGACGAGGTTGAAAAAGCCCTTCGTCGTGGCCCGGCCCCGAGTGCTGAAGGAATTTCTGGATCGGAAGCTTACGTGCCGGGTGGCAAGAACACCATCGGCCGATAGCACACACCCCTAAATCCCACTTATATCAAGGAGGCCATAATGGCCAATACCAACGCGCCCTTTGGGATGCGTCCGGTCCGCTATGTGGACGGACGCCCCTACAATGGTGCCATCGAGGAATACTTTGCGACTGGAGCAACTGGCGTCATTCGCCCCGGCGATCCGGTTGTTGAGTCCGGCACTACCAACACTGCTGAAATTCAGGGCCGCGCGCCCGGAACCATGCAGACTTGCACCATCGCGCTTCCAGGTTCAGGCGATCCCATCACCGGCGTTTGCGTCGCTGTTGTTCCTGTTACTCGCGATTCCCTGATCTATCGCGAGGATTCGACCGACCGCATCATCCAGGTTGCCCGCGGTCATGATCTGATCTTCGAAGTTCAGGCCGATGCCGGCGGTACTGCCTTGGCAGCCGTTGATATTGGTTTGTTCGCCGTTCTAGCCGCCGGTACCACGACTACCCTGCGTTCTGACTGGACGCTCGATACCTCTGTCGCCCCCACCACAACTGCCGCGTTCCAACTCAAGCTCATGGGTTTCTCCAAGAAGCCCAAAAACGGCGATATTGGAGCCTACGCTGTCGTTGAAGTCCTCATCAACAACCACACGCTGGCCAGCATCGTCGATGCCGGTCGGTCGAACGCCATCTAAGGGGGACCCAGACAATGGCAGGCGTAATCACCACTGGCAACCATCCGAAAGCTCTATGGCCCGGGATGCATGCGTTCTTCGGCGCCTCCTACAAGGAGCATCCCGAAGAGTTTCGCGAAATCTTCAATGTCGAGAAATCCTCCAAGAACTACGAGGAAGATACGGCGTTGACCGGCTTCGGTCTGGCTCCGACCAAGACCGAGGGCGGGGCCATCTCCTACGATTCCGAAACGCAGGGCTTCACCAAACGCTATACGCACATCGTGTATGGCCTCGGTTATGTCGTGACCGAGGAAGAGCTGGAGGACAACCAGTACGAGATCGTTTCCCGCAGGCGCATCAAGCGTCTGGCGTTCTCAATGCGCCAGACCAAGGAGATCGTCGCGGCGAACGTGTATAACCGCGCCACCACGTCGGGTTACACCGGCGGCGATGGTGTGGTGATGCTTTCGACGGCGCATACCTCGACCAACGGCAACTGGAGCAATACGCTCTCGACCGCGGCCGACCTGTCGGAAGCCTCGCTTGAGGATCTGTGCATTCAGATCGGTCAGGCGACAAACGACCGCGGCCTGAATATGGCTATCCGTCCCACCAAGTTGATCATCCCGATCAACCTGATGTTTGACGCGAAACGCATCCTGAAGTCGGACTATCAGTCCGGAACGGCGAACAACGACATCAATGCCATCAAGGGAATGTTTGACTTCACCGTCAATCATTATCTGACGGACACCGATGCGTGGTTCCTGAAGACCGATGCGCCGAACGGTATGACGATGTTCGACCGCCGCGCGCTGTCGTTCAGCCAGGATAACGATTTCGACACATCCAACGCGAAGGCGAAGGCAACCATGCGCTTTTCGGTCGGATGGTCCGATCCGCGGGGCGTTTACGGGTCAGTTGGGGCTTAGTCCAACCCATCAATAACCTAGCGGGAGCTTCGGCTCCCGCTTCCCTTCTCACCATCGGACATCCTTAACCAAGGCCCTCACGGGGTCGATTGGGAGACTTTCCATGCCTTATTCAAACTTCCCTGGCGGCTTCGCTCAGGGCGTTACCATCCGCAATATGCCCATTATCCAGACTACGGCAGGCCGCACTTTCTGGGTATCGAATGCCAGCACGCTTCAGGTTGGCCAGAGGGCCGGTTCCGACGGCAACAAGGGCACGTTCGACAGTCCGTTCTCTACGATCGATTATGCCATTGGCCAGTGTGTTGCGAACCGTGGCGATACCATCTTTGTCAAGCCGGGGCACGCAGAGGCCGTCACGGCTACCAGCATCGCGTGCGATGTGGCGGGGGTTTCAATCATCGGTATTGGCAGCGGCGCGATGAAGCCAACACTGACGTTTAGTGCGACCGATTCTAGCATTAATGTCACGGCGGCCAATTGCACTTGGCAGAACTTCCGCTGGACTGCCGGCATCGGGGATGTCGTGACTGCGGTTCTGCACGCCACTGCGGCACAGAATACGCAATATCTCGATATTGAGTTTTTCGCCACATCGACGTTCAACTTCATTAACGGCTATACTCTCGGCGCTGCCAATATCTCAGACGGCTGCCGATGGGAGCGCAACTTTCTGCGCACTGCGGATGCTGGCCAGCTCGCGCTGGTTATCACTGCGGCATCACAAGCCTACATGAAGTTCTATAACAACTATGTAGTCCACGCTGCTGCGGCTGCTGGTCTTTTGACTGGCGGTGCGGCGGATTTCTTGGGCATAGATGTTCGTAACAACTTCGTACAAACGGGTCAAACCGATGGTTCGGTCGGTGTGCTGGTCATAACGACTGGAACGGCGTCAAGCGGCTGCATCGTCGATAACGATATGAAAACAGCCGATGCCGCGGCCAACGTAGCCATTCCGATTGCATCCAAAGTTTATGCAGCTCGGAACTACATTGCTGGTGCTGATGAGGTCGGCACTGTCGTTGCCGTCGGCACGCTGTTCGACAACGCCTAATAGCCATCAACATCAACTCATGGCGGTCCTTCGGGGCCGCTTTTTCCTTTTGGAGATATAGATGGCCGAAGGTACCGTTATCGAGTTTGCCGACTTCCCATCGGTGCAAAATCTCACAATTGGCACTTGGTCGTCGCGGACCGTGCAGCAAACCCCCATCACGTTCACCACAACGACGCAATCGGCGGCGTTCGCATCAACCACGCGGTACATTATGTTTTCCGCCGATGCGGCTTTCCGCTGGACTATCGCGAGCGACCCAACCGCCACATCAAACCATTCGCGGATGGCGGCTGACCTGCCTTATCACATTGAAGTCCAGCCGGGCGACAAGATCGCCTTCGTGACCGCCTGATGCCTAAGATTTCACTTCTAGACCCCGGCACGACCGCAACCGGCTCAGAGCCATTCCCTGCCGTACAGGGCGGCTCCACGGTCAGGCTCTCGCTGTCTCAGGTGCTCACCTATATCGCGGCAGCAACCAAGACGCTGACCAACACGACCTTTGACACGGCGGGGACAGGCAATTCGCTCAGCATCAACGGCGTGACGGCCACGGCGAACACTGGGACGGGCTCGGTTGTAAGGGCAACGTCGCCCACGCTGGTTAC